GCAGTCCCTTTATAGATTTTATTAGAGTAGCCCCCTCTCTATGTATGGCTTACAAGGGGGTTTTACCTTCGGACCTATGGGATAGGTATGATTGCGAAGGTGGGTCTTATAAAATGCAATTAGATATGATAGTAGCGGCAGAAATAAGCGATAAAATATCCGAAGCAACTAGGGATGCTAAGACTGATGCTAAAGGTGCAGTAGCCCGTAGAAATCAAAGAAGAGAGCAACGAAAATACTTATCAGACGGTGGTGATGTACTACAAGCGATTAAGGATAGCGGAATGCCTATAAAGGGTAAGAGTGGAGATAGTACAGCATGATAGATGGTTTATTTTTAGGGTATTTTACAAGTTTTATACCTATTGTATGTGCCGTGACTTTACTTGTTCTAAGAGCCGGTGCATCTAGGGTTTTCTTCGATGTTGTAGGTACGTTCCAAGCAAACAGATTAATTAAAGACGCTAAGACCGCAAGCGTAGTCTTTCAATCTCTTATGCTTGATGCTATTAGTGGTGTACAAGAGGCAGGTCAAGCCATAGGCGACCAGTTTGCCGGTATGATGAATAGCATGACACCTATTGCTAGAGAGATAGAAACAGCAAGAATAGAATTAGAAAAGTTTCTTAATGTGACAGAAGATACAGCAAAAGTACAAAAAGAAATACAGTCAATAGGTTTAGATTTCGGATTTTCAGCCGACCAAACATTCCAAGCAGCAGCAAGGATGGCCCAATTAACAGGTGTTTTAGGCGCAGGTAGTATGGGTGTAGGTACAGAAGTAGGTATGCAATTCGGTATGATAAGTAACATGGAAACCGAAGCGGCTATGCAACGTATGATTAACTTACAACAACAGACTAAGTTTATGACTAACGGTATAGAAGAAAACGCTTCTGAACAAGAAAGAATAAATGGGATTAGAGAAAACTCTATTAGAATACTAGACCAATTAAACACAATCGAAAACAGGTCTGCTTCTACAATGGAACAGATTACTTATGTTATGAATCAATTCGCATCACAGGCTCACATTACAGGAGAAAGTATAGCGGCTATGGCGGCGCAGTCTGCTGTCCTTATTGAAGCCGGTGAAGAACAAGGTAAGGGTGGTAGAGCCTTGCGTATGATATACGCTAGGTTAGGTGCTAATACAAATGGTGCGGCAGACGCATTCCACGCATTAGGTATTGCTACACATGACGAAAATGATAACTTAAGAAGTCTTTCAAAAATAATGATGGATTTAAATAAAATATATCCCGAATTAGAGGACCACGAAAAAACTACTTTAGCCCAAAAAGTAGCAGGTAATAGACATTATACTAGATTCTTAAAGTTAAGCGAAAACTATAACAGGGCTTTAGAGTTAGAGTTTGAAGCGACTATGAGATTATCTCCTGCTTTAGAGGAAATAAACAGAAGGAGAGAAACAGATTTATTCCAATTGGAACAGGCAGAAGCAAGACTTAAAAATATGTCCGGTGCTATTGGTAATTCACTAATACCTGCTTTAACAACAGCAACAGATAGACAGGCTGATTTAAATGCCGAGATTGCTATGTTTTTAGGTGATGAAGGTATAGGTGATGTAATAGGTAGGTTTGCTTCCTTCGGTCAAATATTACAAAGTGGTATAAGCCCTATGTTTAATACTATAATTAATTTACAAATGCTTACTGTTGCTATGGGAACATATCAATCTGTTGTAAGGGCTTTATCAGGTGAAGAATTAATTAACCAAGATGCTTACGGTAATAAATCCGATGCTTACCAAAGAGGCACAGCACAGATGATGCACTATGAAGCAGGTGTCCAAGATATTACAGATGCTTTAACAATGCAAACGCTAGAGTTAGAAAGACTTACAGACGCAGAAGTAAATAACATGAGTAAAACACTAGAAGAAACTTTTGCCTTAAAAGGACAATTAGATGGGAGAAAGCAAAATGTTCTAGCAATACAAGCAGAAATAGATGAATACCAAAAATTAAATCCCACTATACAAAATAGAATTGACTTAATACAAAAACAAGATGCAATTGAGGAATTAAAAAGAAAGAAACTTGAAAGCACAAAAGCATTTGATGACAAAATAGAAGATGTAAGAACAAATAAAAAATTAACAAACAAGAAAAAAGTAATTAGTGCGCTTGAAAAAGAAAGAAACATTGAACAACAAAAATTAGATATACAAATTAGAGAACAACAAACAATGGACACCGCAGATATAGATACCCTAAAATTAGAAAGTGTGCTTTTAAATATGGAAATAAAAGATAGAGAAAGACTAATTGCTACAATAGACGAAGAATCAAGAGCAATATATAATCTAGGCATAACTGATACAAATAAACACACAATAGACCAAACTACTATACAATTATTAGAACAAATGGGAATATCTTACGATGAATTAACAGGTAAATTATCGGCACATACATTACAGGTAAAAATAGACGAAGAAACTAAAAGAAAGTCTATGCTTGCAGATGCAGCAGCACACGCCGCATCTATGAATCGTTTAAGTATTAGGATGGGTATAATGGGTACTATGTTTATGATGTTTGGTTCGGGGCAAAAAAGTATGAGAATAGGTATGGTTCTAAATACTGCTGCTATGGTAATGCAGATGAGAGCCATGCACATGAGAACGGCTGTCCAAGATAAAGAAACTGTTTCTAGTGCTGTCAATACTAGAGCAACAAGAATTAATACTGATGCAATAGGCTACGATACTTATATTACTCATCAAAATACTGCTGCTAGTACTATTGCTATGAGAGCAAATGCGGGTTTAGCACAATCTTACATTTTTCTTGGTGGTGCTGCAACGGCGGCGGGACACGGCCTTAAAGCCTTTGGTGCAGGTGTTATGGTTGCGGCTACATCAGTAGCAAAAGCAATACCGTTTTATGCCGCTTTATTAGCGGCTTCTGTATTATTAGTAGAAGGTTTAGAGGCTTTAGGTATTATGGGAGATGCAGACAATTTAAACTTCGATAGTGATTTAGAATCTATGGATAAATACAAAGCAAGCACAGGCGAATTAATAGATATGATAAAAGATGAAACACATACTATTGAAAGTCTTACTACATCAATATCAGATAAGTCAGAAGAAGTAAAAAAATTAGCCAAGTTTGAAGATGTAGTAAGTAAAGCAAAAATAGAACAACTAGAAAGAGAATTAGGATTAGAACAATCTCTTTTAGATATTAAACAAGCACAATTTGTTCTTGCGGAAAAAGAAGCAGGAGTTTTTGATGAAGAAGGTATGGAAGCGTATTTTTCTGCTTTAGAGAAAAATACTGAACACGTTAATAAATATGGGGCGGAAGGCATGGGTTTAGGTAATCGCACGTTAGGCCAAAGTTATGAAAGAACCATAGGAGACACCGGAAGGCAATTAAAGGCATTAATTCCGGGTGGAAAATCACCCGAAGGGTTTTTCATAGATGAAAGGAATGATACTTGGGAAGCAACTATAAAAGCATTTGAAGAAGAAAATGCTGTATTTGCAGAAATAGTTAGGTCAAGAAGCATAGAAAGTTTAGAGGACTGGAATGCGTTTGTAGAAGGTGTAGAGTCCGGTCTACAGATATTAACTAATTCTGAAAAACAGGCTATGGGTATTTTAGTAGATGGCTACCAAGATGCTTCGGATGCTTTGCATGACTTTGCTAACAGTAGAGAAGAATTATTCTACGGATTTTCTTCTGATAATTTAACCGGAAATCTAGTTAAACAAGTAGTACAACAGGGAGTAGAAACCCTTATAACTACCACAGAAGTAATTATGAGTAATACGTTTAATGGTATGACTACTACCGAAGTAGCAAATCAAATATTAGATGAGATAGAGAGAGGCGCAGGTACTAGAGGAATGAGCCTTTCTTCAAGTTAAGGTGATTTTATGGTAAGAAAAGTATCTAGTATGTATGGGGTTTGGCTTGCGGGCTATTACGATGACTTTAATAGTGCTAGGGCTATACCCGATGATAATAACTACCCTAATATATCTAGTGATTATTCTATATTAGCAAGTCATTTTGGAAATCCTATGAATGGAGAAGCAACACTAAATCCTAGATATAGATTTAGTATAGCAGACAGAAATAGAATTGGTTCTTATGGTACTAATTTTTTAAGTACTACTGATAACCAATACCTTAAGAACAACGGTCTTTTTGAGTGGTTGTCTTATGATACTTCAAGACAAAAACCCGAAAAGTGGGAAGGTAGAGCGCAATTACAATACCCCGATGGACACGTTGCTAATAGATATGAGTTTAATACAGTATCTAGTGAAGATTATCTTTTACTTTCAAATGGTTATGATACGCTAGGTAAATACTATATCCCTACCGGAGATAACGATTCTACGCTAGGTAGAACAAATATGAAATCATTTTACAATTCCGGTGGTACTACTAATTATGCTAGTAAAGTAGCAGGTGAAATAATTGCTGATGGAGATTTTATGCAAAGAGGTCATTTAGTTGGTACTTGGATGGGAGAAACATTAGGAGAATCCGGTACATGGGATGCCACAAGTACTACACCACAGAATCTTTTTGCGCCTGTTGTATCACCATCGGGCCAACCTTTTTTGGCTATACAAACATATCGTTCTGCGTACAATAGTAGTAGTAATAAACCTACTTTAATCTATAAAGGTTCTTTGAATAGTAGATTAGATGGAGATACTTTTACCGCAAGAATAGCAGCAAGAGCATTTAACGGTGCTACAACTAACAACGGTAAAATTGACTTAAATCTACTTTTTGAATTAGGTTTTGAGTCTAGTGATTTTCCTACTGGTAGTATTTCTAACGGATTCGGGGGAAACCCTGCAATAAGCAAAATTATTGATTTGGATAGTGGTAGTACAATAGAATATGATGCTTTAGGGCTTGAATACATAGGTAATAATACAGCACAAAATGTCATTAATGATGATACATGGATAGATTTCGATTTTGTTATGAATTATACAGCACAAACTTATGATGTATATATTAACGGGCAGAAAAAAATTACAGGCACAGCGTTTGACGAAACAAGAACAGCAGAAAATATGTATGGATTTCAACTAACATTACAACCTAAGTCGGGTAGTAGTAGTAGTACAACCCTTATGGTAGATAGGGTAGGTTTAGTTAGGTATCTAACAGACGCAGAAGATTACTCAAGTTATGAAACACCTATACAGTCTTTAAAAATTACTTATCCCTTAAATGGTTTTTCGACTGCTAACTTAGAAATAAATGATATGCCTAACTACGAAAGCGGGGGTACAGAAAACCTAAACTTAGGTATGAGAAAACAAGATTATTTATTAAACCTTAAAAGTATTTTTTCTTCTTCAACACCTGTAGATTGGTCTTTGTTAGTTTTTGGTAGCCAAAACCCTAGAATAGATAGGCCGGTATGGAGAGGTGTAATAAATACTATGAGTATAAAACAAAAGGGTAGAGATAGAAGTATAGATTTAAACGCTACCGATAATATAAGCCTTCTTGATAGACAAGTACCTCTTTGGGAAATAGGCCAAAAAGGCATTAATGATTCCGAAAACGCAGTAACAGAATATTGGCTTTATGACGCACAGGGCTTTAAGAGTATTATGAATCTAGGTACTTTACCCCTAAAAGTATTAAGTAGTAATATCGGTTTTGATGTAGACGATTCTTACGAAGAGACTTCCAATCAAAGAATGCAGTTAGGTTCAAGCCATCCTATACAGATGTATAATAACGAAAGTGAAAAAGGCCCTAATAGTTTAGAAGAACAATACGAAGGTATAAATGTAGATACTTTTCACGAAACTTTAATTACAGGTACTAAAAGGACTACGATTGACGTACCTTCGGGTCATGGGTATACTACAAGTAGTAATATTACTATAACAGGTTCAAATAATTTTAACGCAAGTGGTATAAATCCTGTATCTCCGGTAGGCACAACATCACTAAGTTTTTCACAAAGTGATTTACCTTTTGGTGATAGTCAAATAGGAAACGGAAGTATAATTTACGCAGGTAAATATACAGGTGTAGATTTTGATACAAGTATTCCTAATAGTATAACAGAGTATGGTAATTGGCAAATATTAGTGGCTTCACAGTTTCCAAAAAGTACTGACCCAACATCAGAATATGTCACATTTTTCTTTGATGCCGACCCCGCACTATCTTCGGGAGATGTATTTTATGTAAATAAATTAACAATTGGTAGTGCGACAGAAACTACACAAAGCGGTAGGCACGTTGTTGCATCTACTAAAAAAACTTTAAATTACTTTAATGTTAATACTTTAACTAGCGTATATATGTGGTGCGTCACAACGAAAACAACATATACAGGCGGTGAGTTTGGTACATATACAAGCAACACAGGACTTAAGACACTTAATGATAGAAAGGAATGGACTAGCGATAAGGGAGTAATAACACCCGCACCTTCGGCATTTACAGCAGCCAAATACAGAACACTACACGCTAGATGGATGCGAGATTTACCTAACTCTCTTTGGTTTCAATATCACTATGGAAACATAAAAGAAACCGAAATAGGCTCTTGTGATTATACAGGTATAGATACTACTAATTACAAATGGGTGCAAATAACTTCTGCTCTCTATACGACTCTTTCTAATGCAGGTAAAACAAGTGGTGTAGCCCAAATAAAAGGTAAGTTTTCTACTAACTCTCACATGAGATACCAATTTATTTATCAAGGTATTCAATCTAGTGGTGGTAATTATTATCTTGTGGGCTGTAAATATATAGATTATGTTGCTACTTCGGTAGCCAATTTAAGTGGTAATTTTAAAGTAGATATATTAGACATATCAAACGATTATAAACATCTTTGGTTGCTTTGGGCTGACATGAGAAATAACGGTAAGGCTGATGCAGACGGTAGTTTTAGAAAAAAGGACTTTGGTTTACAATACCCTACATCGGAAAACTACGATGTTTCTTTGTATTATGTAGACCAAACTGATACTAACGGAGATATAGATAAGTTTGCATCTTTGAAGGTAGGAGAAGATATAAATATTTGGAATGTTGATGCGACAAATGAGCCTGTTAGTGGGGCTGCGTTTTCTAAGACACCCGATTATTCTTTAGGAGAAGAAGTATCAAGTTTTACTTATGGGGCAAATCAATTAGTAATAGAAGGTCTTACAGAATCAAGATACACAGTAGGTTCTTATGCTACCGTATATAATAGTCTACATTATGATGGTACTTATCAAATAGCATCTATTAGTGGTACAAGCAATATTACCTTAAAAGGTGTTACCGCAGGTACAAATACTAACGCAGCAGTAGGTAATATTATGGTAGCCCCCGCAGCAGCCTCAGAAAAAGAATTAGACACCAAATATCACGATTGGGAAGATAAGGCGGGGTCATTTTTAGTTATAGATTCTTCACCTTTCTTTAACCTTAATACTTTAGTAAATAAAGGCACAACAGGTCAAATCTCCGGTGGTAATACTAACTTAGGTGATTATGTAGCAACGGTACATGGTTTCCCTTCTTTGATAGATAACTACTATGCGGAAGCAATCTCTTCTTACAAATCAACGGCTACGCCCTATCAAGAACACCCTAATACTAGAAGGTTGTTATCTGATGTGACATTTGCAGATGAGGGTTTGTTTATTGGTGATGCCGGAATACCCGTAGAAGATACTACTAATTTTTCAGATAGGGGAACAGGTTTAATACAAGCAGATTTAGAAGGTTCGGATGATACCCAAGAATTATATTTTTGTTGGACAGGTAAACTAAGTACAGCAGTTTCCAATACAGCGATAGAAGTAGATTCTTCGGACAGCCCTAGTTATCCTACACCTAACACAACACTTACTAAATCGGGAGAAACCTTTGTAACAAAAGGGGTTACTAACGGTATGGTTATAAAAAATACTACGAATACTACAAGGCACAATATATTATCGGTAGTAGACGAAGATACAATAATTGTTAGTGGTACTTGGACTTCTGACGCTTCTAACACAGATGACTATACAATTCCGGTACAACTAAGTAATGTGTATATAACATCTGCTACAACTGTTTCCGATTCCTTGAAAGATACACCATCTGAATTAGAAACATTTTTATGGAGTCAATATGTCTATAATTGGGTTAATGATAATAGTAATCTAGGAGTAAAAACAAGTATAAGAATAGCAGGTACTACAATAGATGCTTCTTCAATAGCCGTACACACTACTGTTAGTAGTGCTTTTATGTTAAGGCTACTTATGAATGTTAAGGGTGATGTAAAAAGTGAAAATAGCGGTAGTTTTTATGATAGTGATAAGTTTAGATTACTATGGTCTGCCGCACTTATGGATTCTTGGTTGCCTAAGACTAGATTATCATGTGCTTTTGACATAAATAATATACCTATAACTTCTAATATGACTACCGATGGCACTACTACGAACAACGATACCTACGGAAGTACCGTAGATAGCCGTACTAAGACGATTCTAAGCACGATAAATGATATTAGGTCTAAGAGTGGCTTCGGCTCAAAAAACGGCCTTAAAACAACCTTTTCTTACTTAGTCGGTAGAGATGGTAGAATAGAGTATAGACCCAAATACAATAGTGGGTTAGTTTTCACTAGAGAAAACCTAAAAATATCTGACCTAAAAACACAAGTAGCAGGTCAAATAACAAATGTTCGTGTTTACTATAATAATTCACAGGCTTTTGTTGATTATCCCGCTACAAATCTAACAGATACTACTAGATGGAAAGTATTAGAGTACCCAAACATAACATCAAGCATAGAAGCCGAATCAGTAGCGAAGAAAACATACAACCAAAACCAAGAAACCCGTATGTCTATAACAGCAGAACCTATCCTAGAGGGTGCGACAGAAAATAAAATGATTGATAGTGGTAGATTTGGTTATATTTCTGACCCGCAAATCGCCTTACAGGGTTATGGTGATTATGATTCCGGTAATACTAATAAAGGTAATTCTTGGACTAGATTAGGTACAGGTGGTGTTTTGTTTTCCGGTATGACTAACGGACTAGACGGTAATATGAAAACCTCTACCGATATACACAATAGACACGGTAATTCTGCCTTTACTCATACTGCTAGTGATGTGGCTTGGGATGATAACTACTATTGGTATGGCTCTAAATCACTTAGTTATGCTTTACAGGTTGTTCATGTACCTAATTTTACCCCAAAAATAAGTAGTGCTACCGGAGAATCACTAAGAGTCTTTATATCATTAAAAACTCAAACTTCTACAATAGATGATTGCGAGTTTACAATACATCTTGCTGATTATAGTTTCGCCAATGATAGAGATAAAGCACCTACTTTAGCAGCGAACCAAGCAACTTCTAAGGATGTAAAACGTAGTGGATTCTATGAAATAGATATACCTAGTGGATATGGTGCAGTAGCAAACGCAAAAATAGTAGTTAGTTTTAACGCAGAATATTGTCGTGCTTTACTACGTCATAGATGTGGCGACCCCGATAGTGCTAATATCTTAAAAAACGCTAACTCTATACAAGGTATAACTTTAACAACAGGAAATGTAAATAGTATCTTCCCTCTAGGTGGTAGAGAGTATTCAGAAATGTTTGGTGGCTTTACGGTAGAAAGAAATGAATGGTACGCACCAAGAATAAATATTACTAATGACCTATCTTACATACCCGCTACCTTTGTTTCATATACTGACGCAGGTATAGGTTTAGATACAGCCACTACTTTGACTATACAAGAAGTTTCGTGGGATATAACGGCAAGTAAAAAGGAAAATGTTTCTTTTAAGTTAGAAAGAGATGAGTCTTTAAGAAGTGGTGGGGTAATGGGTTACTTATTCCCTACTGACGGAAAAACTAGACAGGTAGGAAATCAAGATTCAAGAGGGTATGTCCCTGCCGCACCGGAACAGACAACAACAATAACGCCACCCATAACAACGCCTTCACAAGATATTAACCAAGACGGACAGAAACCCGAAGGTGGTGCAGACGATAATGGTAAAGGTGGGGCTGATAGATTAGACTTTGACCCGAATCAAGGTATAAATAAAATTAGTAAAACAGCCTATGGTAATATAAAAGGTAGGATGTCTTTGATAAATGATAATCTTAGTCATAATTCTAAGTTTAGTATCTTAGGACAACAGAAACCACCCAAAGTACCAAGTATATTAAAGGGTATAGAAGGTATGGATGTGGACATATCTGCCGCAAGCGGAAATGCTTCTGTAACTTCTGACGGTTACGCTTTAGCAGGTAAAGGTAGGGTTGATTTACTAAACGAAAGTGCTACTACCACTACTTTTGAATCCACACTACAAACTGAGTTTGTTATACCTGTTGATGTAATAGATAAAAGTATTCTAATACAAGGAGAAATAACCCACGCAGCAGGTTCAACATTAAACAAAACAGCAATATTATACACTACTGTTACCGTACAAGAAACCGGAGAATCAGTATCAAATACCTGCGAAATAAAAACTAATACAGAAAATAGGATAACTGAGTTGATACCACAAACAATATTGACAGGTTTAGAATCTGGTAATAAATTAACCGTAAAAATAACAAGAAAGGCAGCCACAGGTAATGATAACTCGGATAGAAATAGTGTTATCCTTAAAAATATTGACGTAAAACTAAATAGGGCTACTGCACCTGTTAGGGGTACTTCTAATAGTTTCGGTGTTCAGTAAGGCTCTCTCAATCCTAAAATTGTTTGTGCTTTAAGTCTACCTAGACCCTTTATTTCCATAATAGATTTCTGCGTAGTCCTACTTCTTAGTATTTTAGGTATGCTACCAAACTCTTTTAGTAAATCTTCTGCATTCTGTACAGAAATACCTTTAAGGGAACACAAAGCCGCTACTCTTGGGTCTAAATTACTCATTTCAGCAGCACTTCTTGTTTCTTTTTCCATAACATTAAGTCCGGTGGCCTCTTTTACTTGTGTTTGTGTATGATTTATTACTAACCATTCAACAAAATCATCCATAGTAGTCAATTCCATATACTTAATTTTAGGGAATCTTTGGTAAAATGTCATTTTGAATTGTTGATTTACTTTTTTCATCCTAGACATTTCTACGGCTATCTGTTTTGCTGTCGGCCTACCACCATGAACGTATGGTTTTAGTTTAGTACCATAGACTACTAACATAGGGTTATCGAAATCTTCTTGTAATTCTCTTAATTGATGTACTATTGTTCTACCATTTCTACCTAGACCTAAGATACTACGGTACAAATCATTTATTTCTTTTGCCTCAATTCCCCACGAACCTATCCTATAGTCGGAAGAAGCCATCCGTAAAACTTGGGTGTTTTCTTCACCTAATCTCATTAACAACTTATTAATTACTTTGGGGTTTTCTCGGTCATCTATCAGAAGCACAATTGGTACAGTATTATTACTCTATTTAAGAGGATTGTTTTTCCATACTACAATTCATACATACAGGCGGCATATTTTTAGGATAAAGGAAACCTAATCTACTTTTACAGAAATTACATTCTTCATTTATTACTTCAAAAAATACTCTTGAGTGTTTGGGTGTTCGCATCATATTATTTTCTCCTTGTGCCGTCATCTCTCCAACAAGATGCTTCGCATAATCCTCTTGTCTGTAGCCACGAACATGAGGGTGTTCTCTCATAGTTAAGTAGACTTCTAACGTGCTTTCTACTTGTGTACTCATTGAAGTCTCTCCATCCTAATGTGGATATAAAATCTATAATCTCTTCGGTAATATCATTTTTTTGTTTTACCGTTAATGTACTAGGGTGTGCAAACCACCTAAGATTCTCATACAAATGTTGTGCCAACGCTATTCTTACCTCATGTCTAGGATTCTCATGCCTCATAGCATTGTCTATACATGGTGGTATTGGTATCTGACTAGCAGAAGTTATATTTCCGTCAAAACTACCCGTAATAGGTAGGTATTCTACTTGTAAAGGATTATTAGCAATCCATTTTATAATACTGAAGTTTGATTGTTTTTCTTTTCCCTTAAAAGGGTCATTGATTCTAAGAGATGCGTTAGGTCTTTCCGGTATCTTGTAACCTAAAGGGTCTGCTTTGAACGCATCTAAGTCCACATTAACAGCCCACTTCTTTCTAGTAGTATTGTATGTATCGGGTATGCGTGTAAGTTTAAGGGGATGACCTACGCCATCTAGTGTTTTTAACCCCTTAGCGACCTCTCTCTCGTACCTATCAACGTGCTTGGCTATGGTAGTACCAATGACATTTTTATCGAACATCTGATGGATATGAAATCCTCTACCTGTAAAGACTAACCTTACATCTCCCTTAAGTCTATTTAGTAAAACTGCTACATCTCTTTTTACATCATCTAGAGTACCACCTTCTACAATATCAAAATCCCACCATGCTCTATCCATGATGACCGTTTCGGGGTCTACTTTCCAAGACATATTAGGGTGCATTTGTTGAAAACTATACAGAGATGTATAACAAGAAGATTTACCGTTAATACTTTTAACGTAAATATCATATTCCTCTTGAGATTTACAAATCTTACGTCTAAGACCAATCTCTCTAGGAAAACTAAGCATAAAATCACTCTTCTTTCTTTTGTTTATTACCACATTTACAAGTAACTACGGTAATTTCTTCGGGGTCTGCCCCTTCTTCACCTGTTACTCTCCACATCAAATCTTCATCAGCCCAAGACTCACTAGCACCGCAAGCCGCACATACATTAATTCTATTCATTCCATTCACCTAATCCATTATCAACGTACCCTGTCATTTCTGACTCACAATTCATGTTAAACTCACACCACAAGGGGCAAAAATAGTCATTCCAATTCATAGGGTACTGTTGGATTACTAGCGACTCAATAGTGCTACTTAATGATTCCGAGAAAGCATTTATACTTCGCTTGTTTATCTTCTCAAGAATAGCAATTCCACGCTCTGCACCCAACCACAAACTTTTACCTCTCTTGTTTCCTTCTAACAATAATTTATCATTACCATCTTCGGGTATTTCATAATCGGGAGAGATATACATAAAATGTGTTATAGGTTCATCGTACCCTAGTTTACTCAAAAGCCTAGAGTAGTAGACCAATTCCTTTCTAGTCCTACCTAGTTTACCCATATTCATTTTACCTGTTTTCAATTCCATGAGAATTAAACCACCATCGGGGTGTCTAATAACACCGTCAATCATACCAACCCAAATAATATTGTAGCCGTTGTATTCTTCTGCTACTTGATGCTTAACTTCTGCCTCTACTATATCGAAGCCGCCCATGTCATGTGCTATCTGATGTAATAACATATTGAGGCTATCCACCCCTACATCATCATCTACGCCTTCTTCTATAGCAGCACTCATTATTTTATCAGAGCCTTCTAGTAGACCTATCTCCATTACCTTGTGTATTTTACCACCACGAATGGCGGCCTCACTAGGTGGTGGGCTAGGTATATCCGCTATATACCGCCAATAAAATTGTCTAGGACACATCATGTATGTCATCAAAGATGATTTACTTATCCTCAGCCATTTCTTTTCTGTAGGTCTGTATGAAGAATCAATACTCTGCTCTTGTGTCGCTTTCATATAATCACTCTTCTTCTGTTGTGCCGTTATCCCAATCATCAACAGTAGTTTGTGAAGTATCATGGACTAAACCACCACCACACATAGGGCAGGTACTTTCTACAGGTAATTGAGACAATAATGGCCTCATAACTTCTTCATCACATTCCGAGCAAGACAGAGTATCTGTTTTACCTAAGTCCTGTAGTAGTGCGAAGAACATCGTTTGTAGTTTTGCATAATCAAAACTAACCTGTTCAAAGGCATTTACTACACCCTGTGTCAATTGTTCTTGTTTCTGTTGTAATTCTCTTATATCGCTTGCGTTAGACATTATTTACCTCTCCTTTTCCTACGGTTATATAGTTATCTATAACCACTTCATCCCACTCATACCTTCTAAAGAGTTATGTATAGGTTGAATATCCCATTGGGCTAAATTGTAATAAGGCTCTATTTTATTTAAGATAAATCTTTGTGCAAGAATCTTATTACCTATTTTTGTTACACCGTCTATATCAGACGGGTCATCGAATGCTATGTATTTACCATTTTCATTTATGGTAACTTTGAAGAATGAACCCTTTCTATATCCTTTACCTAGATATTCGTTAGCCCAAGCCGCACCTGCGGAAGAACCCGATAGTACCTTATAATCATCTAGGTTTCTTTCTAGTTTACCCTTCATACATAGGTCAGAGGGGTCTACTTTTCCCTTAACTACATCATCAACAAGAGAGGATATACTTTGTGTGATTTGTTTTTGGTCTGTACCATCTAATATCCCATCAATAACTGTATTCATACACAATTTCATAACGCTAGGCATTCTCGACTGTTTTAATTCGATGCCCTTAACATAAGTCTTGGGGTCATGGTAAGAACCATCAGTCCAAGTTACTTTTCCCGCATATCTATTCTTAGCCATAATTAACATACTAGGACACCACTTTTCAAACTCGGTTTCTATCGGAGACATTTCTTGGTTTATTTTTTCTAGTGCCTTAACACCATCTTCGGGGTTATCTATGTTACAGAATATAGAATCTGTATGCCCGTAGTAGACCTTGAAGCCTATATCCTCTGCGTGATACATTAATTCCTCAAGAGTATTCCTTGATGTATATGTTATAGCAGATGCTACTTCGGGATGATAAAAACCATACTTAGAATCACCTGCTACACCATACATAGATGCCACAAGAGACTTACAAGCAAACTGCATTATATCCCATTTGTTTTTCTTCTCTAGTGTGTCACTCATCATCATCTTAAGTTTGTTTTCATTCCGTAGATAAGTCATATCATCCATCAACCTACACAATAAACCTTTTTCTTTTACGTTAAACTTACTACCGTTACCACAATCCTCGCCTTCGGGGTCTAGTGTGTCCCAAGATATACCATACTTGTGTACGTTACTGTGATACATAGCCTTTATATCTAAGATACCTACGTTTTCATATACACCTACTTCGGGTTCTAAGACGTTAGCCCCGTCATAAGGTGTGTAAGGAAACTGTGGTTGTGTAGGTATTCTCTTATCAAACTTTTCATCCTTCAACGCTAAACTTGTGAACATCTTAGTGATAAAAGGTGTGGAACGCAGGTCGCATTGAACAACGTGTTGTAATGCAGTATAGTAATCTAAAGCATTTACTTTTAAGTCAAGTCTAGGTAGTAACCTTACGTCTTGTCTACAATAATGTACATACAATGGAAGGTCTGAATAATAAGTATCGTGTCCATCGGGTAATTCAATTTTCTTTTCCCCCAAAACTTCGTTAGCAACATCGTCTAACTTGTAAGACGGTAATTTACCGTTTTTCAATTCCCATATTTTAGAGAACGCTATCATCAAATCTATACAGTTTCTACCTACGATTGGTTGTTCCCAATCACCAAACTTGTATCTAATTCTTCTCATAGGAGATAGTGTGGCGGGATTAAGACCGCAAGCCCTACTTCTCTCTACTATTGTTCTAATGTCAGCCCCAACGACATACCATCCTGTGATAATATCAGGGTCTTGTCTCTTCATGTGTCGCAAGAAATGAATAAGCATATCCCTTTCACTACCAAATCCGAGTGCAGGGGTAGGGTATTCGTAATCACCGTATGTATCGAACCTTTTAGGCTCGCCATCAGCCAAACCTTCTTCTTTAATAGAAGGGCATACAAACCATACATATTCATTTTCGGTAAAATTATCATAAACTACTATCACCCTCATTTGGTTTGTTGCGGGCGACCATTCACAATCAAGATACCAAGTCCTATGTTTATAATTTTCAAAAGGTTTGTTATCTTTTTCTTTTAGCCTATCTATAAGTACACGATTAACATAAGGTACATTTGCTTCCCACGTTGTCCCGTAATAAGATAGATTCCTCAACTCCGAGTTATGCGAAACAACAATCTTAGTTAAATCTTCCCCATAAAGACCTGTATAACCATCTTCTTTTCTTATACAATCTTCTACATAAGGGGCATTATCAGTCTCAATAAAACAGTACGGATAGTGGCCTTTGATTGACTCGGTTTTTCTATTACCTTGTGCATCTCTATACCTCACCAATACTTCTCTACCTTTGCCTTGCTCTACTATCATAACTATTCCACCTAATCTTACGGTTATAATCTTTTAATTCCATCCAACATTTCTTGTGTAGTCTACGTGTACCCCAATCATTGTGTGTTGCCTTCCCATTTTTACGAGATGTACCAATAGGCACTAAAGGTTTACCACAATGTTCACAATTACTCATGGTTTCTACCCCTACTTCTTGTAGGTATATCGTATTTATTCAACCATTGATTGATAGCGGCAGGTGTAATACCGAATTGGTCTGCTATGTCGGCCATACTTCTTTCCATCTCGGTGTATTCTTTATCTAGCCATATTCTATCACGGTACAATGGGTCTAATTCCTGTCTAACCTTTATGGATGCTACATAATTTTCGCCATTTTTACCCTTAAATGTAAATGTAGTAAGACCATCCGATTCTGTTTCGGGGTTGGGTACGCAAACATCGAAGTAAGGTATAGTGTACCATGTAGGGTAATCTACATCATCAGATACCGGATATGCCTTCACATCTAAAGTTATAATCATATATATTCATCTCCTAGTAGTGCTGATTGGAAAATAAAGTCTCCATCACCTAAAGTTATAAGCAACTTAACGCCTTGTTCCCATTGTGTAAAATCAAAAAAGTATAAGTTTATTTTACCGTTAATGTTAGCAAATAGATTATTGAAACCACCTTGATAGGTAGCCGTAAAAGGCCATTGTGTGCTTCTCCTATCCAACTCATATTCTGTTCTACCTTTTAATTCCTTACCAACGACAACACTAAGTCCGTTTTCATCTCCCTTAAAAGTGAATGTGTTTAATTTTTGTCCGTTCATTTCATCACACCTAACTGCTTCAAATAAACGTACTGCATCTATTGATTCCCAAGAACAAGCAGGTTGTAAGATACTACCATCATTCATAGTATACCCTATTTCATTACCTACATTTAGTTTTGCGGCAAATGTTATTGATGTATTAGACCACTCATTCAATGTGGTAGGACTATGTGGGAAAGCCAAAGCATTCTCGGAAGCAGTAAGCGTTGTTTGCTTGTACTTAGACTTTAGTTTTAACTTATCATTATCATAAGTTAAGGTCAAAGCATTTCCATGATACTTTAGTATTCCCAACATAGTCTCTATGTCGCTAACAGGTATTTTGGCTTCTCCTGTAGATGGTATCGAGAAGATACCTACAGATGATACACCATCTTTAGTGAGAGAACAAGTAGACATTCTACCACCTACGGCATTCAACATACAAGCCGAAACTTGTGGTATATTTTTACCGGAAATGGTTTGTCTACGTTGTGTACACCTTAGCAACCATATCAACGATTGTGTATCTACGATAGATTGCATATTATCACCTCACTCATTCAAGAAAGGTAGTCCTGTCCACTCTACCTTCCCGCTTTTCACCGTCAAAATAGTATGTGTTGTACCTACATACTCCATGTTCTTACCTTTCATTTCCTCAATAGTACCTTTGATAGCCCACTCACCATCGGCTAAGGTTTTATCGCCCTTAACACCTGCGGCTACGTCTGCCTTTTTCATGTATCTATTTAGGAAAATCTGTTGCGAAAACTTACGCATAGTACCTTTATCCCAATCGGGTCTATCACCGACTGTCATTAGTACTTTCTTACCTGTGCCGTCATCCATATACTGCTGTACAGGTTTTAGGTGGAAGGTAAAGAATACTTTAGGTACAGGTAAAGCGTGAATCCTAGTTAGAACATTTCTGTTCATACGATTACGTTCTCGCCATTCTTTTTGGTTAAAAGTACCATCTTCTGTTTCAATGATACCACGACTTAGTAGTGATGCTCTCATAGCGTGTTCACACCATTTTAGGAACGTTGAACCACCATCGAATACTACGCCCGCCCAATCATCAGGGTTGGCTGCTACCTCTTCTGCTAGAATATTAACAAACCAATTAGTCTTATCAACCAATGCTTTGTAATCTACATTGTTATCTGCATCAAAGATAGAATCATCTGTTTCATCATGTAGTGGTATTACCATAATATTTTCTGCATCGGGGTAGATATAATCTACGGTAGACTTTGCTGAATTATCTACATCAAATACTGCTACCTTTTTACCTGCTCTGATTTCTGCATCCATCATAGATAGTGCTAGTCCTGTCTTAGCGGTGTTTTCCCAACCTACCAATCCCATACGCAAATCAACAGATTGTGATTTGTTATTCTTAAAGATATTACGGTAGTATTCTTCGTTATACACCACTCCTTGTGGTGCTTCTGTCGTCTTAGTTGTTTGTGGTGCTTGTGTTCCCCATGTCATATTAATACCTCATTTTCTTACGGTTATATAGTTTACTCCTGTGGTGCAATTATAGCACAATCAGTAGTAAGTAGTAGTATAGCGATAGAGAAAGCGGATTCGACAGCGTTGATACTTACACCAACAGGGTCAATAATACCATGAAATCTCAAGTTTTGATATTTTCTTGAAACTGCGTTATAACCTTCGCCTTTTGATTTAACGTAAGCAAGATTTTTCATAGGCTCACCGCTATTAGATAAAATCTGTTTGATAGGTGCTAGGATTGCATCAAAGTATATTTTACCATCCATCTTATCATGTAGTGGTAGAGTTTTCCACCAAATATCCTTAAGTGCTACACCACCACCACATACCACTCCCTGCTTTCTAGCAAGAGTGGCGGCATTGACAGCATCGTCTACACGTTCTCTACGTTCTCTTTGTTCTATGTCGGTAATCCCACCTACTTTAATAGATGCGATACCCGAAGTGAGTCTAGCAATTCTATTCTCTACTATCTCACGCTCAAAATCAGTTTCTACTTGAGTTAGTATTGAGGTAAGATTACCTATGTAATCCTCATCAACACCGTCTTTAATGAATGTAGATGTAGTAGAAGTTATCTCTACTTTATCACAAATACCTAACTCATTTTCTTTTACCTTAATAATACTGTCAAATGAATTGAATACTTTACCACCACATTTCGCTTCTATATCTTGAAGCCAATGGTCTTGAGTATCACCGAAACCTGCCGTCTTAACTATACAGACATTTAATTTACCTTGCATAATATTAACAAGTAAGTTAGGTAGTATGCTTGGGTTATAATCATGGCAAACTATCACTAAAGGCTTACCTGCTTTCATAGATAATTCTAGTGCAGGGACTATATGATTGAAAGTCTCTATTTTTTCTTGCGTTAAAAGTATAGAGGCATTATCGTAAATACACTTCTCTCTATCTGCATTAGCCATCAGTTTATTTACATACCCACTATCCATAACAAGTCCTTCGGTTAAAGACCACGTAGTAGTGCTATCAGAATTGCTTTCTATTATCACATTACCTTCTTCACCTACAGCCAAAAGTGCTTGGTGTATCAATCTACCTAATTCTACATCATTATTAGATGCTACAATACATACATCTAATAAGTCATCAGTATTAACATCAGTAGCCATCTCTTTTAATTCATCTACTATATACTTACACATAGTAGTAAGAGTTTCTTTTATCTTAATATTATCTGTATCATCATCAGCCATCGTATTACATAATGCCTGTGCTAAGATAGTAGCAGTAGTAGTACCATCTCCCGATTTACTTTGTGCTTCGTGAGCGACTTCCTGCATGAGATTAATTCCCATCTGAATATAAGGGTCGGGGTCGGTAATAGACTTAGTGATAGATACACCATCATTAAGGATTAAAGGTAGCCCCGCAGGGTTCTGTATTATTACTGTACCTGCATTTGCACCTAATGTACCTTTGATTGCATTAGCGACTTTGTTTACCCCTAAGAGTAATTTGTCTCTTGCTTCTTCTCCATGTAATATATTTTCCATATTTATACCTCAATAATATCCTAGTATGTGTTCCCAATGTATAGCACTAACTTCATTGTCAAAAGGAATAACCTTTGTGTCATCCACCATGACGGAATAGCCCTCTTCTATGTGAAGAGGTACTAAACCGCCTACGGATAGGACTTGTAGATGGCCTTCAAGAATGAGTCCACCGACAGTTTCCTGTATGGTGTTATGGAGAAAGACGTAATGACCGAATGCCTTCACTCATCCCACCCATCGTTAGTAGAAACTACTTCATCCATGACTGCTATTCTGTCAAAGGCATACCAACCGGAGATAGACATTCTGTCCTCTCCTTCTTTTGTTCGCCATGCCTGACCGTGAAGTAGTACTTTAGTACCAACAGCGAAGTCCACAAGTGAATCTTGTTCACTTGGAATATAAACATCTACGGTTGCTGCCGTAGAAGAAATATCTAAATCAGCACATACTAGAACATATCCGCCATTATCTCTAGGGTCTATGTGTATAACTTCTGCTACAGTAGCGAGGGTTCTATCCCACCAACCTGCATTTCCATTATGTGTGTCGTAGTATTGTCCTAGTTTGTCCAAACCGGAAATCATATTCTCTTGACCGATAATCTGTGGTACAAGTGTCAATGGGTCTGCTGAAAAGATACTTGATAAAGATGGGTCAGATACAAAGATGGAAACTCCATCCTTAGCGTAAGCAGTAGTACCGTTAGCAGCAGGTCTTAATGCAATAGTACCTGTCGTAAAAGTAGGGTATTGCACATCTGCACCTTTTTGTGTTGCCTTAACAGTAAGTAGTTTTAACTCATCATTAGTACCTTGTTTGCGACCAAAGAATAGAGAAGTCCTTTCTCTTTCGTCTTGTGGTCTAGGTCGGCCATACTTAAAGTTAGCATCACCGGATGGGAAAGTCTTGTTATTCTTATCCCATACTACGAAGAAGTGTGTATTCTCATCTAGTTTTTGTGTATGTCGTGGTAATTCTGATACGTCAGCAGTCTCTACACCGTAGAAATCTTCTCTAGCGTGTCTTGTATAAGTACCATCATGGTTATTCTCAAAGAGAACAACCGCACCGGATTCAACCAATACGTTTCGTACATCTTCTGTAGCGGTTTTTAATTGACCGGACATTTTATTGTATAGTATTTTACCCCATTCTTTAGGGCGTGGTACTGAAATGAACATACCTTCATACTTTGTTGCGCCGGAACGAGATAGTCTCGCATTTTCCGTACTAATCATTCTTGCTGCTACTCTTAGTGCAAGAATACCGCAGTCGTCATCAGACTTACCTGCGTTTTTCCAAGCCGCACCCTGTTCTGCTAAGACTGATTCAGCCTTACTACGCAGGGTATCTGCGGCCACATTTACTGTTTTTGCTACATTATTTATCATCGTGTCATCCATATTGGTTTCCTCTGTTTGTATTTCTAGTCCTATTTTCTTACGGATATAAAGTTTTTGTATATCCTTCCATACACAAACGGACAAAGTTTGCTATGGCTATATTTTCCTCGACACCGTGTATCAAATCCCTTTCGGTTATTGCTGCGGCATCTACGATACGCATTATACTATCTACTTTTGCGGTAGATGTAATAGCGTAGTCGAATACTGTTTTTACCACTTCTCTAGGCGGTATTCCGTATGTTTCTTTTAAGGCTAAATTATAATCATTCTCACGGAAACATAACGTGAGAAAATGTTTAGCGTCAAGACCCTGTGAAACAAGGCCGTTGATGAACCCTTCCGGTTCGGGGTGAACAGAAAATGCCTGTAAAGCATTGATACTATTTCTTAAGTCTCCTTCATGTGCATCAGCAATCAGATTCAATTGACCTTCTGTAATAACCGTACCTGTTTTACCTGCTATCATAGATAATCTTTTTACTATGTGTTCCTTAGAAATTGGATTGAACCTTAAAACTCTACACCTAGATTGTAGCCACTTGCTAACCTTACTCAAATCATTACAAGTAAGGATAAAATAACCCTGTGAGTTTTCTATAACACCCTTTAATGCTGATTGTGCGGCAGGTGTTAATTGGTCTGCTTCATCGAGAAGAAAGAATTGGTTTGTGTTGCCTGTCCTAGACATGGGTAATAACTCTTCTTCTACGAAATCAATACCTCTAGTCTTTTTACTACTAGCATTGAATACATGAATAGGCCAACCCAAATCCTTAGCCATAGCCAAAGCAAGGCTAGTTTTGCCTGTACCTGCTTGTGGGCTATAAAAGATAAAGTGTTGTAAAGAAGTTATCTCATTAATAACTTCGTTTTGGCCTACTATCTCACTAAGAGTAGGTCTGTATTGAGTAGCCCATATTGTCATGTTATTTTCTCCTTAGTTTTTTATTGGCTTATCCAACTTGTTAATGCTCTATGTATTATCAGAACGGCTCTCCGTTATGTTTCAAGGCTCGTTTATCAGAACGTGAGACTCTTAATCTTCGTGTCTTTACTCCTTCCTTTAATCCAATTGGTCTGCAACTATCTGTGCATATCGGTTATGGTTTTGGACTAGCACCTGTTTATCTAGCCTCGCCAACTTGAGATTTAATAAAGACCCATAGTGCCGTGTAATGCTGTTTGCATCCCACATACTCTACAAGTACCATATACTAACATTCTATCTCCCCTCATACTACCCTTGATTCTAACAAAGTCAAACTCATGGTGGTTAGGGTCGCAGTCTGTTTCTCCCATATTATTACCTCATTTTTCTACGGTTATATACTTTATGTTATGTATCGCAAGCGTCATATTTACACCTGTCTCTCATAAATTAACGCTTCTGCTGATTGGAATAAACTCATAATTTCTGCGTGTGCAGGTCTGAAACCTAATTGGCCGCCTGTTCTCGCTTCTGCTTCTAGGGATAGAAGTAATCCTACCATAATACCTTTTAGGTATTCTGTACTTACTTTTTCGGGAAGAGTATTAATCATATCATCTATTACTTCGTCATCCCCTAATTCGTAATCTACATCGGTAGCGAGACAAAGAACAAACCTCATGTATTGAGCCTCGTTCATATTTTGTGTGGTTAATATTTCCCCTAAATCTATCGGTTTCTCAACATTAAAGACACTTGCTATGATAGTGGATAAGTCATCCATTTCTATTCCCTGCATAGTCATACCTCTAGTGTTTTATTATTATACTTTCCTAACACAATGCAAACATTGAGTTTCATTTGGGGGAAATATTCTTATCTTACCACAAGAACATTGTTGTGCTTCTTGCATCTGTGCCGGAGTCATAACTGTCGGACTTCTTGTAAGCATAATATCTTCCTTTGTGTGTATTATTTTTCTATTAATGTCATATACTAAATGATTTGCTGATGTACCTATCGCATTTTCTACTTTAGTAGAACCTACTTGTACAATCTGTGGATTCTTACTTAACAAAGCCGAAAGACTGTGTGGTGAAGGTACGGTTCTAATGTTTTTTGTCTTACTTAACATAGCAGCCATCCCCTCTTTCGTCATAGCACCGTACTCCCACAAAATGTCCACGATAATTCGTCTGACCCTTTTGTTATTAGCACTCATGTATAAATGTAAGCCTCATAGTGCTTATAAATCATTCCCCATATCTTGATACATAGCAGCCATAAAAAACCCGTCATTTTCTGTACTCACACCTAATTGTATATCACTTTCGTCTATATTTACACGATTAGGTGGTAGTAGTTTTTCTACTAAAGAAAACGTAATATAAAAAATCAGCAACATAAATAACAGTTTCAAAATACCCAACATAAACATCACAACCATTCTTGTATCAAGCCCTTAGACTTCTTCATACCTTTAGGTACGTTTCCGCCTTGTTCCTTAATACGATTACTTACGGTTATAGAGTTTTTTACTATGACCTCTATATGCTTATCACTTGAACGGGTTTGTTCGTGTTGGTATTGCTGTTTTTTCTTCTTAGGAAACTTAGTTTTTTTATGAGCAGGTTCTATACCATAAACCATTATTGCCCTTACATACTTTTCCGGTAAAAACATAGCAGTTTTGGCTAATTTACGCCATACTGTAATGTCTACGTCATTTTCTTTCAAGAATGCCTTAGCCAAAGGCAAAGGGGTTTTACTAAATATCGCATTGACTCTTCTTCTGTCCTTCCATGTTAGCAAGGCATTTATAGGAGAGTAGTGATTACTTTTACCCTTAATCTTAAGAGAATCAGATACAATAACATAGTCCTCACTTTTGTTAGTTATCTTAGGTGGTTTATCACAACAAACTACAAGTCGGTTTGTTATCATAGGCAACCATTCTAGTACATCTTTTTCCTTAAACTTATTACTTCGTAGAATATATGTGGTATCTTTATCGGTAGGCGGTGTATCAATTTCACCTATCATCATAATGTATTTAGATTCCATAAACTTACTGTCATCATCTGTAAATATCACTATACCCATAGGCTCACCATAATTTTTTGCTACAATTTTTTTCAAATACTACTATATAAAGTTAGAATGGGTCATGCCCATAAACATAATTCTGCACACGTTCCATTTGTCCTGCGGTTAGACCCCAAACTTCCATTATAGAAGTCTTAGTTATCCTATAATCTGCATGATACCATTCTATACCGTTGTGAGTTATATTTGCCGTAAGATTATCTTCTTTCATGGCTTCAATCAAATTAGGTAAATCCTTTTCATAGATTGCTCTATTGATTAACCTTCTAGCAGGTTCGTTTCGCCATTTCTTAGCCATCTATAATCACCGAAGGTTCTTTCAACAAAGCCATTTTCAATTCTACTTGGTCTAGCAATTGTGGGTGAGAACCTAATACCTCTATCAATATTCTCGACATATCATTGACCTGTGCTTGAGCCAACATCAACTGCGAATCTACGCCTATTTCCTTTTTCAATTGGCCTACCAATTTCAAAGAAGAATTAGCCTGTCCAATTAGTTTTGCCGCATCACTAACAAACTCGGATGATATACCACCTGCTGCTTCTTTCTGCACTTCTAATTCGTTTAAGTAATTCTGAATCCTAATAACAATATCTTCTGCTGCATCTAATGTAGAGATAGTTTGTTGTCTATCTTCTTCCATGTTCTTCGCCTGTAAAGCATCAAACTCTATATGATTATCCATGTGATTCATAACTGTACCTTCATTCCAATTATGCCTTACTTCTAAGAATGTAGCACTAAACTCTTCATTCATTATACCTAATTCGTAGTCCTTCTTGGATTTGTGGTCGCACATAGGACAGCCACCATCTAAAACCCACCTAAGAACCTCGATAGCAAAGGCATCATTTTCACCGTGTAGTCTTTGTTGTATTTCTCTTGCTGTCCTCATCTATATACCCCACTTTTGTTCTTCTTCATCTGATTCAAGACGTTGTGTACCGATACGACAGGTAACACCCTTTCTACCACGCCTCTTGACGTTAGGTGCGTATTCACCGTACCATGATTGACCTTCTAGGTTTTCTGTAACCCACCTCTTAGCCGATTGATAATCGCCCGCAGTAACCATCTTGGAAACCTCTTTCAACAATACTGATTTAGATATATCCTTCATCCAAAACGTACTCTTGATTAACTCAAGGTCTGCATCCATTACTCTTCTTCTCATCTCTAGTGATTGATTTAGTATTCCCCTAAGAGTATCGTCAAGAGTAATTATTAGTGGTTGTCCACCAACATAAGTAGGCTGCATCATGTGATAACCTATACATAATCTACGAAATAAATCTGCCTCAAAAGAACGTACATCTGGTCTGTTAATCCATTCAGCCACTTCATCGTCAAACAAAACACCTGTCGGTGGGTTGCGTGTAGCATATACCTGTCTCGTTCTAATCCAATCCTTAATTTCAATATTGAGATTGGCTAGGGATGACCTTTCCTCTATCTGCATATTTGCTTGTGCGTGTTGCGCTCTCTTGTATGCCTGTTCCTTTTCGGGTGTCATCTCAATATCAATGATAAAGAATCTTCTGTCAAGACCGGACTCCAATTCAAACCTAGCAGGTTGTGTTCCCGCCCATACAGTATAACGTGTAGTATAATTTACCCAACCGTTTCTCATGGCTTTATTGACTCTACCATTATCTAGTGATGTAAGTAATTGGTTTTTCATGTCTAGGCTGTGGTCTTTTTTAGACGCATCAGACATACTGCTAAACTCTTCAAAGCCTAAGAACCCACCGCATAATTCTCTAGCGATAGGTCGCCCTGCTATATTACCATCCTCGTCTACTGAACCAAACA